CTTTTAAAAGTATCGATTTTAACGACTTCTTTGTACTCTGTTAATGTCTTTGTCTGCTTACAAGAAACAAACGCAATACAAGCCAAAAGAATGATGAATTTTTGCATGATTATGAGAAGTAAAGGTCAGCTTCCGCTTGACGTCTGCGTGTTAGTCCAGCCAAAACCTTTCCGGCTCCCTTATTCCACTTCATAAATTCGAGGCGGATTGCAGGATCATTGGGATTTAGATTGACTTTTTTTAAGAGAGTAGAAGATTTTAGATTATTTACTCCGCAATTATAAGCGAAGGACGCCAGGGCATCAAATTGATTCTGGTTTATATCATCTCTGCAAAAAGAATCAACTGCTTTTTCGTAGGATTGAACCAGGAATTTAAGAAGTTCCTCTGCTTTCTGGGCAGTGATTGCCGGATCTGTCATTTTTACTTTCGATCCGTCTGGATAATAGCAATTTCCGAAACCGATTGTCGGAATATTAGCAGGGCAAAGGTAAGGCTTTAATTTTAAGCCCTCAAATTGTTTGATCAGATCGAGACCTTTTTGGCTTAGGCGCAGGATTTTCGTCATTGATTCCAAGTTTTATTCGTAGGTTTGAATTTTCCGATTTTAATGAATGCACTTCCGCTGTCAAGATGTCAATCTTATCGCTTAAGTCCTTTACTTTGTCTGACATTTCTTGGGCCATCTGTCGCCAGATTTCTATTGCTTTAGTAGTTTGATCTAGTTCAGTGGTTGTAATTTCCGCCTGCTCTTTTCTTCTTCCTACTAACCAGCCAATAAATGCTGCTATCGCCCCGGTCACAGATTGCCCAAGAATGTCATTTAAATCCATTTAATCCTTTTTTAAAACTTGTAATAATTGAGCCTTTGCAAGGATTGTAAAACCTTCAGAATCTTTGATAAAATTCTTTAAAGTTTCCTGATCGCTTGAGTCTAAGTCAAGGATCTCTCCCTTGTTTAAGCCTACAGCCCAGTCCCAGAATTTTAAGGCATCGCCTTTGGATCCCTGGGCTAAAGCATTAGCTAATAATTTTCCTGCGTTTGCGTCCTTAATAGGTTGCTGATCTAGACCAAGTAGGTCAAAATTAAAATCTAACTTCATTCTTTTTTTTGTTTGGTTCAACTTTCAATATATAGCAAAAGTACTATTATTTTATAGGATCCTGCCAAGGTAAAGGATAAGCCACAATCGGAGGATTCAAAAAGTTTTCAATTTGACCATCTAAATTTGCTTCGATTGCTTCAGTATCTAAATTAGCATTTAGCCAGCCTTCGACTATTTCTTTAGTCACTTCATCATAAGGAGTGAAACTAGCCTCGTGTGGTGCTTCTAAACAAATAGCTCCGTAAGTGTCAGCTGTAAAGTGTACGACATCTTCTTGATATTGCTTGATCGCTCTCCAGTGTATTGTTTTAATTACTTTGTCCATTCCATCGATTGAAGGAATAGAATCTAATTGTGAAATTACCCAGTTAAAAGCCATATTATTTTTTATTTAAAGTTTAAAATTAAGGACATCCAGTAAAACGACCATCTCTTACCAGACCATGAATATAATTAGAAGGCTGATATCCAAAAAAAGAAGTTCCGTCCCAAGTAAAATAAAGAGTTGTAGTATCACTAAGGATGTATCGTTGTCCTATTGTAGATAATGAAAATGGGGGTGTTTTAGTATAAAAAGATTCAGTACCAGATGGGCATAAAAGTACACGATAATAAGTTTCTTGCACTGCCACTACTTGATTTTTTACAACCAGCTCATTATTTGGTACACCAACCAAAGGACCTGATTCTATTTGAACATATGATTGTATTAATTCTCTGCGAATACATTGTGCGCGTGATACACCAGATGGAGGAATCGGCAGTAATTGATTAAATATACCACTAGTGCAAGCCAAATCTAAACTATCCCAAGAAATCGTTTGATTAGAAGCTATATCTTGCCAGTTAAAATTCATACTATAATGAGTTTAATTGTGCTTCTAATTCTTCTACTCTTTTTTCTAGCCTAGCTATTTTGGCAGTATGCACTTCGCGATAAGATAGGTTTAACAATCCGTCTGATCCTTTACTAACCGCGCTTGGTAAAATAGGTTGTACATCTTGAGCAAAATAACCTAGCTCTTCTACTCCATTTTTTAAGTATAACTTAGCAGTTACGCTTTCAATTCCTTTTGTCTGGTAATTATCCTCGATTAAAGTCTTGATAGTTTTATCTGAAGATTCGAAGAATGAAGTTGCAGTTGAAGTACCATTTACTGAAAAATTCCCTCCATTTGAAAATGAAGCTATATTAGTAGAACCATTATATAAAAAAACTGTTGAACCAGTCGCGTACCATCCATACCAGTTAGCGTTTGCGACTACTCCACCACTCCGATTTTCAAAAAATAGACCTGCCATTGATCCAACTGCCATAATCTCTCTATTGACTTGTAGGGTGTTAGTAGTTGAAATACTTGCAGAAGTAAGACTTGTAGTTCCTATTAATAGATTCCCTCCGCTAGTAATCCGCATGCGTTCGGAATTTGAACTACCGTCATTTGTTAGAAAAACATACCTTCCTCTATTAGTTGCACCGTCTGCAATAACATCTATTGATCCTAATTGAGTAGAACCATTAAAGAAAGCCATAGTCCCAGCTACACCAGTAGTCCCAGTCGAAGTATTTTGAAACTGAACCCTAGCTCTTGCGCTTGCATTTGAAATACCTAAGATTTTTTCAGAAGCACCAAAACTACCAAAGTCTGGATTTGTCGTTCCAATTCCTACATTTCCTGAGCTTCTAATAGTGACTTGTGGATTACTTATGGTCCAACCGCTAGAACTTGTTACATTGCCTAAATATAATCCGTCACCATCCATTCCAAAACCACTAGACAAAGTTCCGTCTGAAATACTATAAGCGTTTGAAGTGATAAAAAAACTTCTATTAGGTGTATTTACTCTTAAAGTATTAAAAAACGTAGCAGCGCCAGTAGATAAAATTCTCAAAGCCACACTTCCTAAATTGGCATCTAAACCAGCCGCTGTAGAATACTTAATAGCAAAGTCCCCTTCTACTTGGTCTTCGGTAAATAATCCCCAGTTTCTTCTAAGTGATGGATTACTAGTTAAAGAAGTATTTAAAGAAATTCCTGCTCCTGCACTATTTCCCCCATTTGCGACAAATTGAGATTTTGAACCAGTAGAAACAACTTGACCAGTAAAACTTGCAGTAGTTCCGCTTAAAGCTCCAGTAAGTGTACCTCCTGATAAAGGTAGGTAAGATCCTAAACTAGCAGAAGTAATAAACCCAGATGGGTTAGATGCTAGGTAATAAGTATTAGTATCTAAAGCAAAAGTACCCGATGCAGTCATCTTTACAAATGAAGTTGAAGCATAAGATAAACCAGCTAAAGAAGTCAGATTTGTGGATAATGGCTGACCACCTAAACCTGCAAGAGTATAGGTAGGAATGTTTAGAGTTTGAAGCGACAAAGTAGCAGAGCCACTGCTTCCAGATGTTGTCAATGTTTCAATCCTTCTAGAATATGCCGTATTCCAGTTAGCTGAATTGTCTGCTATTGAAGTTCCCCAGGCGCTACCAGTTGAAACTGCAATACCTGCACCTGGATAAGTAAATGAAACGCCAGTACTAACAGATCCATCTGCCATTAAAAACTGAGAAGAAGTACCTCCTGATTTTACAAAAGAGCTAGCAGTTAATGATCCAGAGTTTACAGTTAAAGCAATAGTTCCGCTTGCATTTGGAAACGTATAATCATAGTTTGTAGACGTGCTAAACAGCAAGTTATGATTTCTATTATTAACTGGCATCTGCCATCCGATTGTTAAAGATTGTATGGTGTTATAAAGGCCGTTTCCATCTTTGAAACCTACTCCAATATCTACCAAAGGAGCTTGCTGAAAAGTCTTAGTTCCAGTGATTGTCTGAGTTCCTGCAAGCTTTACAACCAAGGAATCATCTGCTGGCGTATAACCTAAAGCAGTTGTGATCAGTCCGCTAGTTACTGCATTAGTAATTACACCGGTCCCGGAATTATAAGAGATACCAGTGCCACCAGAAAGCGCAGCTCTTGCTCTGGTATCTGTAAACCATCTGTTTGTTGGACTAGCTAGCTCCTGGATGTCGTCAGTATCTAATACCACCACACCGACCAAACCATTTACTGAAGCTACAGCTGAACCTATAACCGCTCCCAAAGCGGAAAGCGTAGTTTTAAAGAGCTGACCAGTTGAAGGATCAGCGATAGGAACTATATCCGTAGTTAATACGGAAGGCTTGCTGGTTAATTGAGAAACTTTTTTATTTGCCATTAGTTAGGATAAGTAAAATTTGTAGGTACTTGACATCTGTCAGATAGCATAGGGAAAGAAAGCGTAATATCTGCCTTCACTCCTGCTAAATAGTCTTTCTCGTTTTCGGTAAAAAATTCAAGCGTTACATTATCGCCAATGTCCCAGTCAAATTTGGGAAAGCGAAGCATTGATACTATATCTTGAGCGATTAAAAGTTGATCAGATAGCACATCATTCTCGTTGGACTCATCTTGTAATTGACGATCCAGGAAGAATAAGGAAAAATTCATGGTCAGCTCCTTAGCTGCAATAGAAGATCCAGTCAATGAATAGAACATAGCCGGAT